AATTGGATCTGCCAAGTGCCATGTCATCATGTACTTGAGCAGCTGAATGAAATAGCTGGGCATCTCTGCCTCAGTTGGGAGATATTGGTAGTCAATGACTACAGTCTCCTCATTGGTCAACAGTTTGTCACCCTGGATGATCCAGTCGGTGAATGTTCTTGCACCCACCTGGGTGGAGTTGTAAGCCCTACGAATAGTGCCAAGACGGTCTGATGGCAGCTGATACTCGTAGCGATACTGGTTAACTGGCGTGTTGATTGTCTGCGCCAGCTGCACCTTCTTAAACGTAAAGCTCCAGGGATAGGACTGGAGTGTAGATTTCTTTAGATCTGGATAGATGCGATCACAGATATTGGATGCGTCTGTGCCTTCATTGAATGAAGATATCGACTTAGCGCCTAGCATTAGCAAGGCATCTGAACATACCTTTAAATCTGTATCACCACTAGCCATATGTCACCTCAAATGTGAGAAAGGCCAACCTCCAGAAAACTAGAAGTTGGCCTACTAACCTAACTACTGGTTAGTCAGTGTCAGTTGATGTAACGGTCACACCGTCAGTGATGTCAACCACAGTGCCTGTGTTTGAATTCACGTAAGCGGTAGACATTACTGGTGTGCCACCAGTAGCGCTGTAGCAGAAAATGATGTCACCGACTTTCAACACTGATGCGACAGAGTTGAAGTAGCCAGTGGCACGAATTACTGATTGAGCGTCAGTGCTGGTGTAAGTCCAAATGCTTGGCGCATTGCCAGATTTAGACTGGCCACCGATAGCGTTAAAGCCTGTTGCGGAAAATGCCATGATGTGTACTCCTTATTCTGTACAAGTAATAGCAACGATACCGCCAGCATCAATCGCTGTAGCGCCAGCACTGAACATCGAGCTAACTAACCAAGAGGTTTTCTCAGGGATGTAGTTGATTTCAGAGCGGATTGCCATAGCTTCTGCCATGCCAACAGCCATCTTGTGATAGGCGTAGACCACACGTGTAGATCCAGAGCCACCACCAGTTAAACCACCTTCAGAGCGGTCACCAATAGTGATGAAGTTGAATCCCATGAATGTAGTGATATCACCTTGTACCAAAGCCTTCACAGTGTTGAAGTCAGAGCTGGTGACTGATGTCTCAGACAACAAGCTAGACAACTGTGATGCATGGATCAAGATATAGCGATCTTCTGCTGGTACGTTTGCAGTGTTGAGCAAACGTGCAGTTTCACGCAATTTGGCCATGTTCATGTTAGTACCAGCACCACCGATAGATGTAGCAACGGTCAAGCTGGTGCTAGACGCTGCCAATGCATCAATGATCATCTGGTCTGATCTACGGCCAATAGCCTTGGCAACAACTTGCACCAATTCTTGGCGCTCGTCAAAATTGACTTTGGCTTGGTTGAAAATGTCAGAGTACTCAGCAGCAATGTAGTCTGTCAAAGTGACAGTTGCTTGTGAATAAGTGACATTGAGTGGAGTGACGTCAGTCTGTGGTACACGAACTTGTGCAACGCCAGAACCGATCTTTGGGAACTTGTGTGTAGACGCAGTAACGCCAGTACGCAAACGGACAGTGTTACGCAAGACAGCATCAGCTTGATACGCTTGTTTTACTTCCGTGTCGAACAGGGTTACAAAAGCGTTAGAAATGCTAACTGCCATTGTTTTCTCCTAGAAAACGGTTGATGAAAAGTTTATCGCCAACGGTTGTCCAGAATACTCTGGGCCAAGACTTGTGCCTTACAGCGCACCCCTGGATAGACTACTATCGTCACTGGCCTTGCGGTTGTCAGTAATGCCATTATAGTCATTTTGTACGTTTGTCAATAGGTTATTAAAAAATATTTCGTATCTACCGCAATCCAAACAATGCCACCTTTGCCTGCCACTTGTTAGCTCAGATTGTTCTACCCTACTACCACATTTACAGATTCTCATGTATTCCCTTAATTGCTCTTTGGTGAATGTTGGAGCAAAGCAAAGCCTATACCGTAGCTCACCACAGTTTCGCTCTGCTTTGATGATTGCTCTTCGGAGCCATGTCATCGCTTCGCATCGAACAGACTTGCATGGTTTGAGGCGCATATGCGAGGCTCTTACCACTACCACCAGGCTCTATTCCTAGCCCACCCCTCCCGCTTTGGCTTGCCGTGTAACGGGATTATTTAACAAGCAACCACTGACGTACCGCATTGCCTGCGAGTCAGGAAAGAAAAAACCCTCTGGTCCTGACTTTCCACGTAGCAGCGTGTCTCTTTCGAGCTAGAAAGCCAGAGCCAAAGGGTTCTGATTTGTCGTGCTGCTACGCTTGACGGTTTGGATTATACACATCTGTAGGATATGTCAATAGGTTGTTGGTGGTGTCTAGTAGATTTGCTCACCGCCACTTAAGGTCCCGTGTGACACGCCAGCACTCGGCTTTCACCAACACGGCTGGGGACTGACTGGCAGGATAGCCTCGGACGGATTTAAACCGTCGGAGTACTGTACGCCAATCCCCATGCGTGTTAATGCGGGTACTCGCTACGTCCAACAATCAGGAGTCCAATCTAGATATGCCAGCATCCGCTTTCCCCAACTGCAATATACCAAAAAAAAGCCAGTCCCGAAAGACTGGCTAACTCTAGCAACTGCTGCTTGCTATCCGTACATTTTCTCAAATAACTTCTCAACCTTCAAACGATAGCTTGGGTTTGTCTTGTACTCTGGATTGGCCACCATGGCATCCAGCTCTTCTTTGGACATGGAGCCACCAGGATCGCTTTTAAGCGTTTCTGTTGGTACTCTGCCCTCATAGGTTTCCCGCAACTTTTGGAGCGCTTTAATGCCCTTTGCAGTGTCTCCCCAGCGGGTGAACTCTTGGAACTCATCTTGACCCCAGATGCCTTTGTTAACCATGCCTCGGCCCCATTGAGCCATGTCATTCACGATTGCTTTGGCATTTGGTCCAAGCGCCTCCAGCTCGGCCTGCATACTTTGGCGAGTCTCTGCTACGTTGTTGGCGCCTATGCCAGTGACTTCACGTGCGAGATCTTCAAAGGCTTGCTGGCTAATGCCGTACTTCTGCGCCCAGCCTACATAGCTTTTGACAACTGGGTCATCGCCCTTGAGGCCTAGACCGTCAATGTTGTACTCGCCATTCTCTGGGGGTTTGTGGCCACCAGCTCTGAACTTCTTTTCAAGCTCTACGTAGGATTTACTGATTCCCTCTAGGTCTGGTGCGCTTTCGTCTTTGTTCCAGAATTTCTCTGGCCAGAAGTCAGGGCGCTCCAGCGGGGTATCGTCTTCAACTTGGTCACTTTGAACGTGACTGATTGCTTGCTCTTGGCCCTCGGTTGTCGGCTGGCCTGGTGCTTCCTCATCGGCTGCACTAGCCAGCAGGCCTGGGTTGTCATTTGCATCGCTCATCTTTGTTTAGCCTTTCGTATACGATTTTCAATATCTCTGATCACGCTGTTTTGTCCCTCTCGAAACATTCCCAGCGAACTATCAGAGCCTGGTTGCCAGCAGGGATGCTCAAGATAAAACTCTCGCATCCACGCCAACACCTTTTGACCTTCAGCACTGGCAAAGGTTTTTGCCATCTGTAGGTTCAGATCTACGCCATCTTGATCAGGTTCAAAGGCAGCTGGCTCTGCCTCTAGGTCATCCCATCCGCTCATTTTGGTGGCTCAGTTATTTCATCAGGTCCAGCAAATGGAGATTTGCCTTGGTCCATTCTCATAACAGCATGGTCATATGCTTTTTCTAATATGGATGGTGGCATATTGTCAAAGAACTTTGCAGACTTAACTGGCGTCTTTAGCAAGTAATCCAGCTCATCCTTAGACAAAGATGGAACTATCAATGGGATTTCCATCTCTTTTCCATTGATTCCAACACCAACTGATATCTCTGTAGATATACCACCACCAGGGCGCTTTAACTCACCAAAAAAGCCCATGCCTTTCTGGGTCTTATCTGCTCGTTGACCATAGTCCATTACATACCTCCCGCTGTTGCTGCTTCTGCTGGCGCTGGCAATGCCTGCTGTTGCTGTTGCGCTGCTACAGCTGCTTGAGCCATCTGCTGCATCATGCCTTTGCGCTCTTCACCAGTGGTGCGTACCTGGATAGGCACACCGAGCTTGTCGGCAATGTAGTCAATGGCCGTTCCAGCCTTGATGGCCATCTGGCCTTCTGGTCCCATGCCCTGAGTGATCTGCATGAACTGCAAGATATTGTTGATCTCATCCATGTTTTGAGCCATGGCAAGCGGAGACACTGGGCTAACCTTGACCTCTAAGCCATTAACTTTTAATGGCAGATCAATCATGCCGTTAGAGTCCATGACTTCCAAGATCTTGGTAACCAGCGGGATCATCGTTTCATTGATCAAACGGCCAAAGGCAGATCCAAGGTTTTGAGCCAGCTCTTTCATGCGCTCAACCACCTCAGTGGCCGATCTAGCACTCATGTTGTCAGGTGGCAGGCTCTCATCGAGCAAAGTGCGCTTGATAGATTGCACCAGGTCATTGATCACCAGCTGAGACACGTTGAAGTCACCAGCACGTGGCAGAGGTTTAAGCGCCTCGCCTTGTGGTCCACCGTTCCTGGCCACTGGAATGATCGCACCAGGCGTGATCTTCACGTTGGCTGGGTTTAGCACACCGTCATCGGCTGCAGTGTAGACACCAGTGATGGCCAGAGATGCGTTTTTCAGCAGCAATTCTTTGACCTTGTTGAGCGTCTTGATGTCTGGCAGCGCAGTTAACACTGGACCACGGCCATAGATCTCACCAGCCACCTTCATGTAGCGTGAGACAACCCATGGGCTAGATTTGAGCTTGCGATATACCAGCTCAGACTTAGACTTTTCATGGATCACGTAGTAGCTGTAGTCACCACGATCAAGATTCAGCACGGTGGCCTCAATCAGATCAATCTCTTCTGTTGGCTTGTCAGCAATTAAGCGCTGCAGATCGGGTGGAATGTTGGCATCTTTCCATTGCATCTGGATAGACTCGCCCTTGATCCGCATCTTGCGATACACATTGTCTACCTGGCCATTGGCGCCTTCTTCAAAGCTAACCAGGTATTGTGGAACAGGAATAAAGTTAATTGGGTTTACCGAGTCACCACGCTGGATTAGCATGACAGCTGTGCCAACTGATAGATCGAGCAAGAACTCACCCATAGCAATATCAAAATTGGATTGCTTGAGCAGCGCAAACATCTTGTCTGCGTACATATCGAGCGCATACTGTGCCTGCATCTTGCGATCCATTGGTATATC